CGCCGCCTGATCAGGCGGCGCGCAACTCGCGCCAGATCGCGGCGACCTTCTTGCGGATCGTGCTGACGTCGGGCGCCTCACCGGTCTCCGAGCGCTGCTCGAACCAGCTGAGCATGTCATTCACCAGGTCCGTTTGCTGATCAGGCAGGCCATGCTCGTGCACGCGTAGGATCAACGCCGCGTAGAACCCTTCCCAATCCCATTTCGAGGCGCCGCCCTGGTGATTGCGCGGCCGCTGCCCGAGTTCGTGCTGTTCCTCGAACCGGTCGACCGCGTCGCTGGTGAGCACAAGATCGGCGGCTTCGAGCGTCAGTCCATCCGCGGGCTCGAGGATGCGCTGCCAACATTGTTCCTGGCCGCGCCGACGAAGCCAGCGGACCGTGGCGCTCCGAGGACCGGTACCATCGCGGCGAAACATGCGAACGAAGGTCTCGGGCGGAACCATCATCAATCCAGACGACTCGCCCGCTTCCGTCAGCACCCAGGATACGGCCGTGGTGATCTCGAGCTGGTCAGACAGGCACCAATCGATGATGTCGGCAGGTAGGCAATTCCAGCGCACGGCTGTCTCGGTGATCGACCACAGAAATCGACGAGGCAGGGCCATGATATGCACTCCATTAGTCCAGGCTGTTTCCTCACGCGTTCCCGCCGCGTTTCTCGCGCAATGATGCTTGTTTCGGTCACAAATGAATCAGGTCGGCAGGTAATGCCGGGCACCTTTGCCACATCACCTCAGGTTGCACGAGAGCAATTTTGCTCGCCTCACGATATTTGTCCCGCGTAGGCGGGCGGCCCTCGCGACCTGCCGCCTCTCGCCGCCTCTCGCCGCCTACGCGCCTTCGGGCGGCATGGTGTTCTCTCCCGGCAGGAAACGTCCCGGCGGTCGGGACGACGAGTGGGAGTATCTGAATGATCGAGCAGGAACAGGCAGCGGAGGGCGACCCGGCGGACGCGGCGGTGCTATCGGAGTGGCTCACGCAGAAGGCGCTGGCGACGGAGCTGAGGATCTCAGTCGACACGCTGCGGCGCTGGACGGCGCTGCGGATCGGACCGCCCTCGATCAAGCTCGGCATGCGCGTGCTCTATCGCCGCGAGTCGGTGCGAGACTGGCTCCGGTCGCGAGAGAAGCGATGAGTCATCTCGCAACAGACTGGGCCATCGCACAGCGAGGGCTCCGTCCCACAACCCGGGTCGTGCTCTGGGCGCTCGCCGATGTGCATAACGCCCGCACCGGGCGCTGCGACCCGTCACAGGTCAGGCTTGCCGAAGTCTGCGAGATCAGCCGATCGGCGCTGAACACGCACCTCGGACTGCTCGAGGCGCGGGGCCTGATCCGGCGGATTCGGCGCGTCGACCGGGAGACGCGGTTGAAGCGGTCGACCTTCTACCAGCTGGCTCTGAAGGGCCCCTTCGAGCCCCCGGCGACGCCGGGCGCGGCGGGCGGGCACGTACCGGACTCCCGGCCGCCATGTCCGGAACGCGGGCGGCTCTCCATGTCCGGCCAGCCGGACCCACCCTGTCCTGCCCGCGAGACTCACAGCGTCCGGCAGGCTGGACATAAACCTGGAATTGAACCTGGAAGAGAACCTTATCCCCCTACCCCCTTGTCGGTTGGCGGGATCGCGGAGAGCGAGAATTGCGATGAACGAACCGATGGACGAACGCCGCCCCGAGCCCCTGCCAAGCGTCGCCGAGCCGTTGCCGGAATACCTCGGGAAGCCTGGGCTGCGGCTGTCGCGGCGCTTGATCGCCGAGAGCTGGCGCCCGGGTCGGACCCGACCGAACGAGACCCAGGCGGCGATCCTGGCTGAGATGGCGGCGGATCTCAAGCGCGCGCTCGTCCCGGCGAAGCCCGAGGCGGTCGGCGGCCTGGTCGAGGCGCTGATGTGGCACTACCCCGCCCCGACGCGCCCGGAGCGGGCCGCCGCCTCGGTCGCGGCGGACTGGCTGCGCGACCTCGGTCATCTGCCCGAGGACATCGTCGACGCGGCCTGCTCCGGCTGGCGGCGCGGCGCGAACGCTTTCGCGCCAACGCCCGGCCACCTGCTGGCGATCGCCGATCCGATCCTCGCGGCGCGGCGGAACCTCGCAACGATGGTCGCGCGGCTGCTCGCCCCGGCGACGGACCCGGCCGAACTCGTGGCGGAGGAGAGCTGATGCGGATCACGGCTTCGGAGGTCGAGTCCCGGTTCGAGGACGCGGCCTACACACTGCGCCATGTGCGGGTCGCGCGCGGCGCGCGCGGCTACGGCTCGTCCTGGCCCGAGGTGGCGCGCGACGCGCTGGAGGCGCACGACACCGAAAACGCGCGGCCGATGCGGGTTCTGCCGAGTGCCAAGGCGATCTCGAAGATGGAGGAATGCATCGACTGGCTGCGGCTGGTCGAGGGCGAAGACGCGCGGATCATCTGGCTCAAAGCCGAGCGCGTGCCCTGGCGCCAGATCTGCGTCCGGGCCGGCGTTGCGCGGCAGACCGCTTGGCGGCGCTGGGTCGCCGCGCTGCAAACCATCGCGAGCAAGCTCAACGCCGCCGAGGCGCCAAGGCCGGCGGAATGGCCCGCCGGGCGCGATGAACCGAAGCCTGGCGTCGCGCGCTTCACGCGGCCTGGTCGAAGAGCGAGACCCAGCCGGTGAGGTAAGGCAGGTCGGCCGGGATCCCATGCTCCCGGCTGGCCCGCCGGCCGACTCGCCATCCCTGCCAGACCTGGACCACGTGGGCGACGGCGCGCTCCGTATCGTCCTGCCCGGCGCTCGCACCGACCTCGCTCCAGACCGCGTCGGCGAAATGCCGGCCGTGCTGGCTGTCGAGGAAGTCGCGGACGCCCTCCGGGCCCGCGCCGGTCGCCTCGGCGATGTTCGCGCTGGCAAGCTCCCAGAGCCACTTGGCGGAAAGACCGGTCCTCTCGACCGTGCCCCAGAAGCCCCATTCTGGGTTGCGGGTGGGAAGGCTGTTGGTCATCGCGTTGAGATCCTGATCCTCGCGGGCGCTCGGCGCGCCCGCTTTCCCAGATCATCGCGCACTTGGCGGCACGCGACAAGCCGATCCGCGTTTTATATAAGCAATTTCAATTTGTTAGGTTTACAAAATGGTCTACCCGACCTCTGCTCGACGCCGCGCGCGCGGCGTCTTCTTGCCCCGCGCCGCCTCGCACGCGCGCGCGTTGTAAATCCGGACCAGCCGCAGCGACCGGCAAGCGCGGTCGTCCGGCGCCATTCCAGCGCGGCGCGAGTGGGCACCGCTCGCGTTACTTTGGACGCGACGGATGCAACATTTCCGGGCATGTTCTCCGGTATGGTCGGGTCGAGGTCTCGGGGGTGACGCCCCCGGGACTCTGCCCACCCCGAACTTCGGGGACGGCCGACGCCCTTCCATCCCCGCGCGGGTCCTCCCGGCGGCGAACCCTATACGGGTGGCGCGGGCCCGGCGAAGCGCCAGTGTCAGAGAAAATTTCTGGGTTCGGGCTCGGGTGCGCATCTTGGGGTGCGCGGTGCGCATGCCCCATTCGCGAGGGTCTTGCCCTCGTTCCAACGGAGCCCTCGCGGCTCCATCCACCGAAAGCAGACCATGCCCGTCTTGCACGAACCCCAGCGCGAGAGCGACCTGGTGAAATGGGACCGCATGCCGAACGTGGCGCATGCCCGCGTTAGGCTCGTCGGCGGTCGCGATTACCCGGCGGGCTCGGTCCTCGGCCGGATCGCCGCCACTGAGAGCTACACGCTCTCGCCCGCCACCGGCTTGGACGGCTCCGAAATCGCCGCCGCCGTGCTGACCGCCCAGGTCGACGCGACAGCCGGCGATCGCGATGCCAGCGCCATTACGCGCGGGCCGGTGCTGATCGGGCGCCGCGCCCTGGCGTTCCACTCGAGCGTCTCGGACGAGGTCGCGATCGCGGGCAAGCTCGCGCAGCTTCGCGCGCTCGGCATCGTCGCCTGCGATCAGTCGCCCGGCCTCGGCGGCGCGGAGATCGAGCTGCTCGCCGGCGTCGCGCTCTACGGCGACAGCTTCGCCGAGGGCTCGAGCGGCGGCGGCGCCGAGAGCGCCTACACCGCGCTCCGCCCGACCCTGGCGCGTTACCTCGCGGCGGCCGGCCTGCCGGGCGAAGTCACCAGCCACGCCGTCTCGGGCGAGACCTCGGCGCAGGCGCTGGCCCGCTGGGCGACCCGTTCGACGAGCCGGGCCTATTCGGTCTTCTGGGCCGGACGCAACAACACTACCGATCCGGCGGCAGTGATCGCCGACGCGGCCGGCGCCGTCGCGGCGCTTCTGCCGGGCCAGGTGCTGATCCTGGTCTCGGTCCACAACCGCAACGATGAGACCGAGGGCAGCGGCTCCGCGACCTATGACCGGATCGCTGCGATCAACGCCGGCCTCGCAGCGCTCGCCAATGGCGCGACGGTGCTCTTCGTCGATACTCGGTCGGAGGCGGTCTTCGCGGGCATCATCGGTGACACGGCCGATGGCGCGGCCGAGGCGGCGGACTGCCCGGCGCCGTCGCTCACCGCCGACGGGCTGCACCTCAACGCGCTGGGCTGCGACATCGCCGCTCGGCTGATCTTTTGGGCGATCTACGAACACTGGCTCGGCGCCAACCCTCGCCCGAGCGTGGTGGCGAACGGCGACTTCGCCAGCGGGACGTCGGGCTGGGCGGCGACGAACGGCGCCTTGCTTGCGGCCGAGGATGGGGCGCTCGTGATCTCCGCCGCAGATGGCTCGGAATGGAAAGCGGCGGGACAGGATTTCGTAGTGGACGCGCCCGGGCGCTACTTGCTCGCCTTCGACGTGCTGGATCAGACGGCGGCGAGCTGGGCGGCGCGGCTGGTGCAAAGCACCTCCGGCGGATCGCCGCTGCCGGCGGTCGCGGGCTTCGGCAATCCGATCGAGTTCGGCTACGGCGCGGGCTTCGAGGCGCCGGCCGCGCATCTCGCGCGTCGGCGCGGTCATCGGCTCACGACCTTCGCGGAGACCCCCGTCGCGGAGCTCGGCGTCCAGTTCGCCGCCAGCAACGACGCCGGCATGGGTATCCGCCTCGGCGCCGTCATCGTCCATCGCGTCGGCGCGGCGGAGGCATGACAGGCACTCGGCTCGAGCCGAGCCTGCGTTCGACGGACCGCTTGGCGAAGACATCAGACGCGGAGGACAAGGTGCAGCCACCCGAGACCGAACCGAGCCTCCTTGATCATCTGATCTACTACGGCGGGCTGATCGCCGCCTGGATCGCCGGCGAGGGCGGCCGCGCCATCGTCGCCGGCGCCGCCGGCGGCTTCGTTCGCTGGATCCTGACCGAGCGGCGCCGCGTGCTCGACGGCGGCATCGCCGTCGTCACCGGCGCGATCTTCGCCAAGTACACCACTGGCCCGATGCTCGTCGTACTGCAGCGCTGGCTCGGCGATCTCGGACCCGACGCGGCGACCTCGGCGGCCTTCGCGGCAGGCCTCTGCGGCATGGGCGTGGCGAAGGTCGGAACGGCAGGGCTCGAGGCCTGGCTGCGCCGGCGCGGAGGTCAGCCGGATGCTTGAGCTTCTGCGTCGTATCGCGCGCGAGGAGCGGCTGCCGCTCGGCGTCGCGGTGGTGATCCTGCTCGCGCTGATCGCGCGGCATCTCTGACAACAGTCCCGCGCGCACCGCGCGGCTTCCTTCATCGCAGCGGGAGACGCGCGTGGCTGAGCCTCGGATCGACATGGTGCCGCCGGACCGGCTGGCGCCCTATGCGCGCAATGCCCGCACGCATTCCGACGAGCAGGTCGCGCAGATCGCGGCGAGCATCGTCGAGTTCGGCTTCACCAACCCGATCCTGGTCGACCGCGACTTCGGCGTCATCGCCGGCCACGGCCGGTTGATGGCCGCGCGCCGGCTCGAGCTGCCAGCGGTACCGGTGATCGTGCTCGAGCATCTCACCGAGGCGCAGCGCCGGGCACTGGTGATCGCCGACAACCGCATCGCCGAGAATGCCGGTTGGGATGAGACCCTGCTCCGCCGCGAACTCGCGGCGCTGCGCCTCGAGGCGTTCGACCTGGAGCTGCTGGGCTTTGACGACGGGGAGCTTGAAGCGCTGCTCGCCGATGTCGATCTCGAGGACACGCCGCCTCCGGCGCTGGGCGATCCGGATTTTGTGCCGGAGCCACCCGAGGCGCAGCCGGTCAGCCGGCGCGGCGATGTCTGGATCTTGGGACCGCACCGGTTGATGTGCGGCGATTCCACCTCGCGCGGCGAGGTCGAGGCGCTCTGCCATGGTGTTCCGATCGACGCGGTCTGGACCGACCCGCCCTATAACGTCGACTACGAGGGCACGGCTGGGAAGATCCGCAACGACAACATGGAGGCCCCGGAGTTCCGCCGCTTCCTCTGCGAGGCCTTCTCGGCCGCCTTCGCGGTCATGAGGCCCGGCGCGCCGATCTATGTCGCGCATGCCGATACCGAGGGGTTGAATTTTCGCGCCGCCTTCCGCGACGCCGGGCTGAAGCTCTCCGGCTGCCTGGTCTGGGTCAAGCCGTCGCTGGTGCTCGGGCGCTCGGACTACCAGTGGCGGCACGAACCAATCCTCTACGGCTGGAAGCCCGGCGCCGCGCACAGCTGGTTCGGCGGTCGGAACAAGACCACGGTGTTCGAAGGCGCGGGCGCGCCGGTCCGCGTCGCGGCCGACGGCACGGTGCAGATCGATGTCGGCGGCCAGGTGATCGTCGTGCGCGGCGAGAACCTCTCGCTCGAGGCCTTCGAGGGGAGCGTGATCCGGCACGAGAAGCCGGCGCGGAGCGCCGAGCATCCGACGATGAAGCCGGTCGGGCTGATCCTCGGCATGCTCGAGAACAGCACCGAGCGTGGCGCGCGGGTGCTGGACCTCTTCGGAGGATCCGGCTCGACGCTGATCGCCTGCCACAAGGCGGGCCGGGTCTCGCGAATGATGGAACTCGACGAGAAGTTCGCCGACGTGATCGTTGAGCGCTGGCAGGCCTTTACCGGACTCGAGGCGACGCGGGCGCGCGATGGGGCGACCTTCGCAGAGGTGAAGGAGGCCACATGCCCCGCGTGACGGAACGCCCGCGCGCGCTGCGCTTCCGGACTGGCGAAGTCCGGCGCGTGATCCATCGGACTGGAACCGCGATGGAGGTGATCGGGCCGCTCGAGCCCGACACGCGGGTGACCGGGCTCACCGCCGGCCAGTTCTCAGCGATCGACGCGATGGAGCACATGGTCGACGAACTCGGCCCCGCAGATGTCCGGATCTCGACCTGGACCACCGGGCTCTACGACGCGCGGCGGGCGCGGGAGATCCGGATCGCGGGTCGGATCCGATCGGTCCGCATGCTGCTCGATCGCGGCACCTTCGAGAAATCGCCCAAATTCGCCGGCCCGCTGATCGAGGCCCTCGGCGTCGACGCGTTCCGCTGCCTTTCGGTGCACGCGAAGGTGGTGATCGTCTCAGGCGCGCGCGGCGCGGCCGTCATGCGCTCAAGCATGAACCTCAACAAGAACCTGCGCACAGAGCAGTTCGACATCGATGTCTGCGAGAAGGTCGCGGGCTTCTACACCGACTGGTTCGACGCGCTCTGGGAGGAGAGCGGGCGAAGCCTCGACAATCGGGCGATCATCCGGGCGGTCTATGACCGCTTCGCTGCTGCGCGGGACGGCGGGGACGCACAAGCTCGTGGACCCGATAGGATGCGTCCCAGACGCCCCCGAGCCGGACCGTCTCGGCTCGAGGACGTTAGCGTGTCGCCGGAGGAGTTCCGGCGGATGCTGAGGGATTAGACGGAGACACAGCGCCAATAAGGAGCCCACTTATCCGGTAGAACAGTGCGATTACGCTCTCGGGACTACCACCACTGCTCGCAGTTGGCCTTCGTGAGATATATCGTGCCAATCTCCCGGCCGTCGGTCGCGGTGTATACCCAAGTCATCGAGAGGCCGGCTTCAAACATATCGCGCAGGTTGACGCATGTCCGGGGCGGCTGAGTTCTGCGAAGGACCGCCGCCAGCGTCTCCGGCGGAACCCGCAACTCGACGTTGGCCCAATAGGTAAGCAATGCCAGCGCGGGCTCGTAGGTAGCCGCGACCATCGTGGTCGACTTGTCGATCCGCTGCGGCAGTTCCGCCTTCAATGCCTCAACCTCCGCTGCGATCTCACGGCTCTCGGCGGCAGTGAGGGCGAAGCAGGGGGCTCCAGGCAGGAGAAGGAGGAAGAGATGGAGTAGCCGTGGCATCATGGGCAGTCAGATCTAGAAACAGTGAACCCGCCAGCCAATCCGCCAGCCAATCCGCCATCTACGAGATCGTAGCGATATTCCAACAGGTAGCCACTCTTAAGAAGAGACAACACACCTTGGTCAGAGCACAGAACGGGAACGTTATTTCTTTTTAGTATATCAGAGTCTATTACTGCCCCATCTGATAAAACAATACTATTTTCATATACTAATTTCTTCTCGGATCCGTAGTGCCGAACCGCCACAAGTGTTGTAATTTCGTCTAATTTTCTTGGCAGCGAAGCGTTGATCGAAGCAATCTCTCGTTCAAGCAAAGCGGTAGACCCTTGCCCGGTTTCCATCCATGCGCTTAGGCCACCCGAAGCTGCGCTTCCGATGAAGAGGCAGAGGAACCCAACCAAGAAACGCAGGAACGCGCTTTTCGGCATATATGGCGGCCTTGCCGGATCGGGAATCGGCGCTGCGAAGGCCAACCAAAGGTTGGCAAAAGGAATGAGACCAAAGACCGCGAATGCCCTTCTCCCACCGCTATCTACAGACCGACCAAGGGCCATAAGCCCCGCGTACGCTCCACTCGCTAGGCCGATAGCGAGGGTCGTTACCACCTGAAGGGACGGCGGCGCGAAAGGCGCGAACGTTCGAAGCGTCGCAGTCGCAAGCATAATGGCAATTGTTGAGCCGAGCGCCAAAGCGCCGGCCCGCACAAAGTACCCCATCCGAGAAATGCCCGCACCGGAAGGAGGTATCGCCCCCGCGAGCACATAGAGGATGAACCCACCTGCCACCGACAGGAGATAATACCCTTGAATCTGTTCTGGAGAAAGATTCATCTGTTTTCTTCCTAGTTTATCCGGATATAATTCGGAGGCGCGAGAAAAAATAAACGATAACTACTCATCAGACCGTAGGTATTTCTTGGTCAAAAAGAATAAACATGGCAATAACCTACTGCCTCAAGGCCTCCTGGTAGGAGACGAATGCCATGGCGAACGCTTCCGTGGCACGCCAGTTCGAAAACATATACTCCTCTCGGATGCCCCCGGACGAGCGAAAGGCGACCAGACCGTAGGCGCAGATCGGGATCGCGTAGTTGTCGGCGAAGCGCCTGTCGGGCGAGCCGTCCTTGTTTGCCTTGGCCCACGTGTTGCCGAGAACTTCGGCGTCAGGCGGGACTCCCTCGTCCTCGTGAAACCGTATGCCGTCTGCTTCGAGGTCGATCTCGCGAATGTCGATGAGGGCAAAGGCGCCGTCGGCGCGGGGCATCAGGGCGATTCCGGGGTAGAGGTAGATGTCCTCACCGTTGTGGTTTTCGAACCGCATTGCCTGCCCGTCGAATTCGACCAGGTCGCTCCTGGCAAACTCTACGCGGATGGGATGGCGTTCGATCGACCGGTTGGCGACGGTACGCTCCCTTACGCGATCGGTATCGCGGTCGGATGTCAGGTCCCACTGCTTGCTCGAAGAGGTTAGCGCTGAGAACGCTCGAACGAGCACGGCGTAGGCTGCTCGAGCCGGTTCGGTCCCCTCGAAATCCAATTTAATGACCGTCTGTGTGGACCAGCCAGCGAGGCGATCTACCTCCGCCGCGATCGTCGGGACCTCGGCCTCAAGGGCTCCGATTCGCTTCTTGTAAAACCAGCGGAAGAGGCTTCCCCGTCGTCGTTCGAGTTCCTGCTGTCGGCCAGACAGAAGCTGCCGCGCGTCACAGAGGTCGCAATCGACCTCCGTTCGCTGGCGCCGAGCGGCGACGAGCATGTCGCGAAGATCAAGGAGAGACTCACTCGTCAGGGATTCCACAGAATTGCTGGCAATGGCGCGCATGCCGGGCTGTGGGATCCAGATGTTTGGCTGGTCCGGTCGAGAAAGTTTCGGCTCTGGAAGGAAGGTGGGCTCCTGGCGTGGATGGACCGGCGGCGGGACGAAGGCAGTGGGCAAACGAGCGGAATAGGAAAGCCCGGTCCCGGGAATGCCGACGGTCGACGCCACGCCCCGGGCACTGAGGTTTACCGTGGCACCCGGCACCCCGAGGGAGGTGCTGATGCCGCTATTGCTGATGTTGATCCGGACCCCGGGGAAGAGCTGAAATGACTGGCGGTAGCGAAGTCCCACAATGATCCCCCGATAGTAGAATTTTTGGGGCAATTGTCCCAGTGAACGACGAGAAGTCCATAGGCGCGGCATCGGTTCAACATCTTGGGGCAAGAAGAATTCTGGCCTGTCGGCTGCCAACCAACCCCCGAACACAAGGTATCCCCCATGGGCCTCTCGCGCCGGAAGTACGCCGAATACCGCGGCGTGAGCGAAAGCGCCGTGCGCAAGGCGATCGCCTCGGGCCGGATCACGCCGGAGGAGGACGGGACCATCGATCCCGTCCGCGCCGATCTCGAATGGGTGTCGCAGACCGACCCGGCGAAGCAGCGCGGCCAGCACGCGCGCAGCGCGCAGGCCGCCTCGGCCGAGGCGACGGCGCGTGCCAAGGCCACCGAGATGCGGCCGGTGCCGAAGGCGGCGATCGAGGCGGTGAACGACACGCTGACCGAGGCCGGCGAACGGCCGGCACCCGACATGCCCGGCGCCGATGGCGGCGAGATGTCGTTCCTGAAGGCGCGGATGGCAAACGAGGTGCTGAAGGCGCAGACCTCGAAGGTGCGGCTCCAGAAGATGAAGGGCGAGCTGGTCGATCGCGCCCGCGCGGTCGCGACGGTGTTCGACCTCGCGCGGCGGGAGCGCGACGCCTGGCTGAACTGGCCGCCCCGGGTAGCTGCGAACATGGCGGCCGACCTCGGGGTCGACGCGCACAAGGTCGAGGTGGTGCTCGACAAGTACCTGCGCGCGCATCTGATGGAGATGGCCGAGATCCGGATCGAGTTGCGGTGACGGTATCCGAGAGCTTCGAGGGCGCGAACGAGATCCGCCGCGCCTGGCTGCGCGGCCTCGCACCCGATCCGTCGCTGACGGTCTCGGAATGGGCCGATCGGCATCGCCTCCTGTCGTCACGGGCGGCGTCCGAGGCGGGTCCGTATCGGACCGCCCGGACGCCTTACATGCGGGCGATCATGGACGCGCTCTCGCCGAGCCATCCGGCCTCGCGCGTCGTGTTCATGAAGTCGGCCCAGGTGGGTGCCACCGAGGTCGGCAACAACTGGATCGGCTACTGCGTGCACCGGGTGCCGTCGCCGATCCTCGCGGTGCAGCCCACCGTCGACATGGCGAAGCGGCTGTCGCAGCAGCGGCTCGATCCGCTGTTCGAGGACAGCCCGGTGCTGCGCGAACTGATCATGCCGTCGCGGTCTCGGGATTCGGGCAACACGATCCTGTCGAAGCGGTTCCAGGGCGGGCAATTGATCCTCGCGGGCGCGAACAGCGCGGTTGGCCTGCGCTCGATGCCGGCGCGCATGGTGTTCCTCGATGAGGTCGACGCCTATCCGGGCGACGTCGACGAGGAAGGCGATCCGATCTCGCTCGCCGAGGCACGGACGATCTCGTTCGGCCACCGCAAGAAACTGTTCCTGGCCTCGACGCCGACGATCAAGGGGATGTCGCGGATCGAGCGCGAGTTCGAGGCCTCGGACCAGCAGCGCTACCACGTGCCCTGCCCGCTCTGCGGCGCGCTCCAGCATCTCGAGTTCGAACGCCTGCGCTGGACCAGGGGCGAACCAGAGACCGCCGCCTATCTCTGCCTGCACTGCGAAGGATTCTTCGAGGAGCGGCACAAGACCGCCTTTATGGCGGAGGCGAACGGCGCGCGCTGGATCGCCACCGCGCCGGCGGAGAAGATCGAGGAGGCGCGCCGGCGCGGCGTGGTCGGCTACCACATCAACGGGCTCTACTCGCCGCTCGGCTGGCTGTCCTGGGCCGAGATGGCGCGCAAATGGGAGCAGGTCCAGGGTGACGACGCGGAGCTGAAGACCTTCCGCAACACCGTGCTCGGCGAGACCTGGCAGGTGAAGGGCGAGGCGCCGGACTGGCAGCGGCTCTACGAGCGCCGCGAGCCCTTCGCTTACGGCAGCGTGCCGGAGGGTGGGCTGATCCTGACCGCCGGGATCGACGTGCAGCGTGACCGGATCGAGGCCGATATCTGGGCCTGGGGGCGCGGGCTCGAATCCTGGCTCGTGGAGCACATCGTGCTCGACGGCCGCCCGGGCGAGCCGGAGGTCTGGGCGGCGGCCAGCGCGCTGCTCGGCCGGACCTGGCCACATGCCTCCGGCGTGCCGATGTCGCTCGCGCGGGTCTGCGTCGACACCGGCGACGGCGAGTTCACCAACGAGGTCTACGCCTGGGTTCGCGCGATGGGCCAGGGCCAGGTGGTGGCGATCAAGGGTGTGTCCGGCTTCGACCGCTCGACCCCGGTCGATGGGCCGACCTATGTCGAGGTCTCGATCGGCGGGAAGAAGCTCCGGCGTGGCGTGCGGCTCTGGAAGGTGTCGGGCGCGGTCTTCAAGTCCGAGACCTACCGCTGGGCGCGGCTTAACCCGCCGACCGACGAGGAGCAGGCGGCGGGATCCGGCTATCCGCCGGGCTACATCCATTTGCCACTTGGGACGAGTTCGGAATGGGTACGCCAGCTCACCTCCGAGCAGCTGATGACCCAGCGTGACCGCAAGGGCTTCTCGCGGCTCGAATGGCACAAGACGCGCGAGCGCAACGAGGCGCTCGACAACCGGGTCTACGCCCGCGCGGCCGCCTGGCTGATGGGTATGGACCGCTGGGACGACGCGCGCTGGGCGGCGCTCGAGGACCAGCTCCGGCCGCCCGAAGACGAAGCAGATGCCAAGACGCGGCCCGCCGGACGTCCGGTGGTGCCGGGGACGCGACGCCGACGCTCCTACGCGTCGGCCTATGTGGGGTGATCCATGACGTATCAAGAAATGACGGCGCGGCTCGGCAAGCTCCGGGCCGCGCGCTACGCCGGCACGCGCGAGGTGCAGTTCTCCGACGGCCGGCGCGTACGCTATGGGACGGACGCGGAATTCGCCGCGGCGATCAGCGCGCTGGAGAAGCAGATCGCCGATGCCGAGGCGGCGGCTTCCGGCCGGCGCCGCAGCCGCGTGCTCCGCCCCTACGCGGTGCGAGACCTCTGAGATGGGCGGGCTCACGACTTTCCGCCGCCGCGTCGGGGCTTGGCTCGGCGGCTTCGAGGGCGCCGCCGGGCACCGGCGTCTGCGTGGCTTCGCGCCATCGCGCGCGCATTTAAACGTGCTGCTCGGCCAGGCCGGGCCCGAAATGCGGGCGCGGGCGCGCTTTCTCGTGCGCAACAACGGCTATGCCGCGAACGCGGTCGAGAGCTGGGCGGCGAACGCCGTCGGCGACGGGATCAAGCCGCAATCGCTGATCAAGGCGGCGCGCACCAAGGAGAAGCTGCAGCGTCTCTGGCTCGACTGGACCGACGAAGCCGATGCCGAGGGGCTCACCGACTTCTACGGCATCCAGCGCCGGATCGCCCGCGAGCTCTTCATCGCCGGCGAGTGTTTCGTCCGGTTTCGCTTCCGCCGGCCGGGCGACGGGTTCGCGGTGCCGCTGCAGCTCCAGGTGCTGCCCTCGGAGATGCTGTCGATGGAGAAGACCGAGGCGCTGGGCGCGGGTGAGATCCGCCAGGGCATCGAGTTCGACGCGCTCGGCCGGCGCGTCGCCTATCACTTCTGGCGGAGGCATCCTTCCGATGTGTCGTCGGGCGCCGGGGCAGCCGGCGAGACGACGCGAGTGCCAGCCGAGGAGGTCGTGCATCTGATCGACGCGGCCGAGCCGGGGCAGATCCGGGGCGTGTCGCGGTTCTCGGCGGCGATCGTGAAGATGTTCCTGCTCGATCAGTACGACGACGCCGAGCTGGACCGGAAGAAGGTCGCGGCGCTCTACGCGCTCTTCGTCACCTCGTCGCTCGGCGATGACATGGCGCCGAAGGAGCCGGCGGAGGGCGCGGGCTCGCTCGAGGAGGACATGCTGCAGCTCTCGCCCGGGGCGATCCTGCGCCTCGAGGACGGCGAGGATGTGAAGGTGACCGATCCGGCGGACTCGGGCTCGACCTATGAGCCGTTCCAATACCGCACGCTGCTGCAGGTCTGCGCGGCGCTGGGCATCCCCTATGCCTTCGTCACCGGCGACATCAACAAGGCCAACTTCTCGAACGCGCGGCTGATGCTGATGGAGTTTCGCCGCCGCGTCACCGCCTTCCAGCACAGTGTCCTGGTGTTCCAGTTCTGCCGGCCGGTCTGGCAGCGGTTCCTCGACCTCGCGGTGCTCTCGGGCGCGATCTCCCTGCCCGGCTACGCGCGGCGGCGGCGCGAATACCTCGCCTGCGCCTGGCTGCCGCCGCGCTGGGACTGGGTCGATCCGCAGAAGGACATCAACGCCGAGATCCTGCAGATCGAGGCCGGGCTGAAGTCGCGTTCCCAGGCGATCTCGGAGCGCGGCTACGACGCCGAGGAGACCGACAACCAGATCGCCGCTGACCGGGCGCGCGAGAAGCGGCTCGGCCTGGCGTTCGCGCGCGGGTCCGCCGGCGCCGCGCCGGCGGGAGGTCGTGAGGACGCCGCGTCATTAGAGGGAGAAGGCGCGGCGTCCGAGGACGACCAGAGCAGAGAAGACACCCGGGAGGACGCGCCTCCCGAAAGCGAGGCGGCATGAGCGCTCATCTTCGGATCGCGCAGCGCGCGTTCAACACGCCACTGCTGTTCGATCCTTCGAAGGCGCAGGCCTTCCTCGCCGGCCTCGGCGCGCGGGTGCTCGGCGGTAGGCTCGTTCTGCCCGCCAGCGAGGCGCCTGAGGAGCGCATCGCGCGGGCGGCGCGCACCGGCCCGCGCGTCTCGGTGATCGACGGCGGGTCCGGCCGGCGGCGCCTCGCGCGCGGCGACCGGCTCTATCCGGTGATCGACGGCGTGGCGCTGATCGAGGTCACTGGCTCGCTGGTGCATCGCGGGTCGTGGCTCGAAGGCTCCGGCGTCACTTCCTACGAGCGGCTGCGCGAGGCGATCGACGCGGCGCGGACCGATGCGAGCGTGCTCGGCATCGCGCTGGAGATCGACAGCTTCGGCGGCGAGGCGGCGGGTTGCTTCGATCTCGCCGACCAGATCCGCGCCGCGCGGGCCGAGAAGCCGATCCAGGCCTTCGTCGCCGAGAGCGCGCTTTCGGGCGGCTATGCGATCGCATCGCAGGCAGATCGGATCATCCTGCCGCGCACCGGCGAGGTCGGCTCGATCGGCGTCTTGACCATGCATGTCGATTACGGCGCGGCGCTCGAGATGGATGGGATCGCGGTGACGCTGATCCAGTCCGGCGCGCGCAAGACCGATGGCCATCCCTATGGCCCGCTACCAGATGAGGTTCGCGCCGATTGGCAGGCCCGGGTTGACACCTTGCGCGCGATCTTCGCCGAGACCGTCGCCGCCGGCCGGGGCGAGCGCCTCACCGCGCGCGCGGCGCTTGCGACCGAGGCGGCCTGCCTCGGTGGCGCGGAGGCGGTCGCGGCCGGGCTCGCCGACGAGGTCGCCGATCCGCGCGCGGCCTTCGCCGCCTTCGTGGCGGAGGTCAACGGCCGCGCGACGATCACCAGCAACGGCGCTCCGGCCGGCGCCAAAGAAAAGGAGACGACAATGTCGAGCCAGACCAGTTCCGACGCCGAGCCGGCGCCGGACATCGAGCCGCCAGCCCCCACCCCTACTGCGGAAGAACAGCGCGAGGACACGCCGCCGCCCCCGCTCGCGGCGAGCGAAGCCGCGAGCGGGGCGGCGACCATCCCGGTCGCGCAGGCGACGGCGCTGGCCGAGGTGGCGGCGCAGGCGAGCGCGCTCGGCGTCACCATCGACCTGGCGGGAGCGATCCGGAATGGCACCTCGGCGGATGCGCTGCGCGCCAGCGTCATGTCGCGCCTCGCGGCGCGCTCGGAGGAGGCCGCCGTTAGCACCGCCCACCCGGTCCGCGTCGCGGCGGAAAGCCCCATCGTCGCCGCCGCGCGCAAATCCGCCGCCGCGCGGCGCTGATCTTCCCATCCTCCGAAAGGACTGAACCATGGCACCCCTGCTGAAGGGACCAACCGAGGGCGACCTGCTGAAGTTCGACCTCGACAAGAACTATACCCGCGAGGTCGTCACGCTGCTCGCGGGCGCCGACTACGACCTCGGCTCCGTGCTCGGCCAGATCACCGCCACCGGCAAATACGCGCTCTCCCCGGCGGCGGAGACCGCGGGCCTCGTGGGCGCCGAGGAGGCGGCTGCCGTGCTGATCGACGCGGTCGACGCCACATCCGGAGACCGCGCCGGCGTGGTGGTGAAGCGCGGCCCGGCGATCGTCGCGACGGACGCGCTCGTCTACCACGCCAGCGTCGTCACGGCGCCTGCGCGGGCCACGAAGATCGCCCAGCTCACCACGCTCGGCATCGTGGCCCGCGCCACCGCCTGACCCAGCGGCCAAGGCCGCGCCCCATCCCCTATTCCAGGAGCAGACAATGACCGGCGTCATTCGCAATCCGTTCGACGCGGGCGGGTATTCGCTCGCCGAGATGACCGAGGCGATCAACATCCTTCCCAATCTCTACACCCGGCTCGGCCAGCTTGGGCTCTTCGAGTTCGAGGGCGTCACCCAGCGCTCGGTGATCATCGAGCAGTTCGAGGGCGTGCTTTCGCTGCTCCCCTCGGTGCCCTGGGGCGCGCCGTCGACCGTCGGCGGCCGCGAGCGCCGCTCGCTGCGCTCCTTCGCCCTTCCGCATGTGCCGCATGACGACGCGATCACCGCCGGCGACATCCAGGGCCAGCCGGCGCTCGGATCGAACGAGCCCGACACGCTGGCGGCTGTGATGACCCGCAAGCTCACGCTGATGCGGCGCAAGCACGCCCAGACGCGGGAATACATGGAGGTGAACGCGCTCCGGGGCATCGTCAAGGACGGCGCCGGGGCGACGCTCTACAACTATTTCACCGAGTTCGGCCTCGCCCAGATCAGCGTCGACTTCGTGTTCGGCACCGCCGCCACCAACGTCCAGGGCAAATGCCGCGAGGTCACCCGCGACATCGAGGACGAGCTGAAGGGCGAAAGTGCGACGAGCGTGCTCGCGCTGGTCAGCCCCGAGTTCTTCGACAAGCTCATCGCCCACCCGAAGGTCGAGGAGGCCTACAAGTACTTTACCTCGGCGAACGGCAATCCGCTCCGCGAGGACATGCGCCGTGCCTTCCCGTTCTCGGGCATCCTATTCGAGGAATACCGGGGCGCGGTGACGTTGTTCGGCGGCACCACCGAGCGGCTGATCCCGGCCGGCGAAGGCATCGCCTTCCCGCTCGGCACCATGGACACATTCCGGACCTATGGCGCCCCGGCGAACCTGCTCGAGACCGCGAACACCCTCGGTCAGCCGATCTACGCCCGGCAGATGACCGAGCCGAAGGGCCGCTGGATCGACCTAATGACCGAATCCAACATCCTGCCGGTCAACAAGCGGCCGCGCCTCGCGATCCGCCTGATATCCTCGAACTGAGGTCCGCCGATGTCCGCATTTGTCGATGCCAACGACTTGCTGTTCCAGGATCCAAACCTCGCGCGCGACGCGGTGTGGCGCGCCAGCGGTTCCGGCGCCGGCGTCGCGGTGCGGATCCTCACGGCCGAGCCGGATCGCGACCTGGACTGGCGCGAGACCCGCCTCGTCGTCGGCGCGGTGCTGATCGACGTGCGCGTCGCGGAGGCGCCGACGCTGGCGCGGGGCGACACGTTCGCGCTCGAAGACGGCGCGGTGCTCGAGGTGACGGGCGCGCCGAAGCGTGACGATCTCGCGCTCACCTGGCGCGCCGAGGCGCGGGTCCGGTGAGGCTCATCGTCGAGATCGATGGGTCGCTCGCCGAGATCGCCGAGACGGAGATCCGCGCCGCCGAGGCGGCGGTCACCGCCGGCGTCCGAGAGGTCGGCGCATCGGTGAAAACGGCCTGGCGCGGCGCGGTGACCAGCGCCGGGCTCGGGCGGCGGCTGGCGAACGCGGTCCGGCTCCGGGGCTATCCGGCCGGTGGCAAGTCGCTCGGCGCCGCCGCGCTGGTCTACGCCCAGCCGAACCGCAAGCCGACCGCGAGCGCCGCCGATGTGATCGATGCCTTCGATCGCGGCGCGCTGATCCGGAGCCAGCTCGGCTTCTGGCTCGCGATCCCGCTGCCCGCCGCCGGACCGGTCGCGGGCAATGGACGGCGCGGACGGCTCACGCCCGGCATCTGGGAGCAACGCACCGGGATCCGGCTGCGCTTCGTCTTCCGGCGCGGCCGCCCGTCGCTGCTCGTCGCCGATGACGCGCGGCTCAATAAGGACGGCTCGGCGCTCCAGAAGCGTGGGCGGCGGCGCAAGGACGGCATGCTGACCGGCGCCGCCACCGTTCCGGTGTTCCTGATGCTGCCGCGCGCGAGGCTCCGCAAGCGGCTCGATCTCGATCGGTCCGCGCGCGGCGCCTCGGAAAACCTTGCGCGGGCGATCCTCGCGCATTGGAACCAGGAGGGCGCCTGATGCCGGAGAGCCGATCCGAGCAGGCGCTGCGCGCTCTGTTCGCCACGCTCGCGGCGCATCTCCCGGGCGTCGCGGTCGTCCGCAACGAGGCGGTGCCGCTCGAGATCCCGGCGGGTGGCCTCCTGATCCTGCGCGACGGCGAGCCGGGCGAGCCCGAGTTCCTGCATTCGCCCGCGACCTGGGCTTACGAGCATCGCGCCGAGGCCGAGGTCTACGTCGATCTCGCCACCGCCGAACTCCGCGACGCGCGCTTCGATGCGATCAAGCTCGCCGTCGGCGCGGCGCTCGCGCAGGACCGCACGCTCGGCGGCGCGGTCGATCATGTGCTCGGCGAAAGCCCGGCTCCAGTCGAGCTTTCCGCCGAGGGCATCCCGGGCGTGAAGGCCGGGGTCATCCCGATCCTGCTCGCCTACGACGCGCCTGACCCGCTCGCGTAGCTCCCGCTTCGCGTTCTTTGACTGGGCCCAATCCCTCAACTCAACAAGGAGTCTCCCATGGCACGCGCACAAGGCGCGCGGGCGCGGATGGCGCTCGGCTTCGAGCCCGTCTACGGCGTCCCGCCGGCCCCCGGGCAATTCTGGCGCATGCCCTTCGTCGGCTCCGGTCTCGGTGCCGAACAACCGCTCATCGCTTCCGACCTGCTCGGCTACGGCCGCGACCCGCTTGCCCCCGTCCGGGACGCGGTCACTGCCGAGGGCGACATCGTGGTGCCGATCGACGCGCGCTTTCTCGGCATCTGGCTGACCGCGCTGTTCGGCCCTCCGGTCACCACGGCGGTCGGCGATGATTTCAGCCACGAGTTCCGCTCTGGCGCCTGGACGCTGCCGAGCTTCTCGGCCGAGATCGGCATGCCCGACTTGCCCTGGTACGGGCTCAACACCGGCTGCGTCGCCAACTCGATCGCCTGGACGATGAACCGCTCCGGGCTGATCACCGCGACGGTCAACGTGATCGCCCAGGGCGAGACCACGGCGTCCGTCAGCGCAGTCGGAGCACCGGCGGAGATGGCGCTCCGGCGCTTCGGCGCCTTCAACGGCGCGGTGCGGCGCAACGGGACGCGGCTCGGCAACATCACCTCGGCCGAGGTCACCTATGCCAACAACCTCGACCGCATCGAGACCATTCGCGACGATGGCAAGATCGACGGCGCTGACCCCTCGGTCGCGGCCCTGAGCGGCACGATCAACGTCCGCTTCGCCGACACCACCCTGATCGACCAGGCGGTCGCAGGCGAGCCCTGCGAGCTCGAATTCTCCTACGCGCTCGACGCCGGTCCGCGGTTCTCGCTCGTCGCGCACGCGGTCTACCTGCCGAAGCCGAAGGTGTCGCTTGAAGGCCCGGCCGGCGTCCAGGCCTCTTTCGCCTGGCAGGCCGCCAGCGCCGCAGCGGTCATGCCGGAGGCACCCGCGCGGATGGCCACCGTGACCCTCGTCAACGACCTCGCCTCCTACGCCATCCCCTAATCTGGAGATCCCTGATGCTGCGATTGAACCTGAAGGCCGCGCCACGCTGGCTCGACATCGTGCCCGGCGTGCGCTTCCGCGTCGCGCCCTGCTCCTCGACTGTGATGGGGCTCGCGCGCGACTCCGAGGCGGTGCGCGGGCTCTACGCCGACGGCGGCGCGCCGTCCGAGACCGAGGTCTCGCTCACGATGGCGAAGGAGATCGGCGCGCTCACCATCCTCGACTGGGAGGGTGTCGCCGACGAAGCTGGCGCGCCGGCTCTGGTCACGCCGGAGACGATCGCCGCCGCGCTCGAGGTCTTCCCGGTGTTCCAGGCCTTCCAGCTCGAACATGTCGCCGCCGGCCTGCTGCTGGCAGACGAAAAAAACGCCTCCGCGCCCTCGCCGACTGGCACTTCGGCGGCGGCGCGGACTATTGCGCGGCCTGCCCGGGGCCCTGCGAAGCGTGCCCCGCGCGAATCCACCAGCCCCGAACGCTAGACGGCGCCGAGGCTTGGGATCTCGCCTGCGCGATGACCGGCCAGCTGCGCGGCGGCTTCGGCTCCGTGCTCGGCTGGGACCTCGGCGCCGCGCTCGCCCTCGCCCGGGCGCGCGGCCTGAACAGCTTCGTCGTCGCCGAACTGATCCCCGCGATCGAGGCGGTCGCGATCCGACGCATCAACGAACAGCTGGAGGCGCGCCGCCATGAGTGAGTGCGATTGGAGGCGTCATGTCTGAGCGCAAGGTATCGCTCCGCGTCGCCGCCGTGGGTGGCGACCGCTTGAAGGCCGAGCTGCGCGCGATCGGCACCGAGGGCAAGCGCGCGCTGTCGGTGATCGAGGGTGGCGCGCCGGCGGCGAGCCGCGGTCTCGCCGCGACCGATTCCGCCGCCGAGGCGCTGATGGCGCGGCTGACGACGCTTTCGGCCCGCGCGGCGGAGGCGGCGAACAGCCTGCGCGCGGTCGGCGGCACCGGCGCGTCGGTGCTCGCGCGGGTCGACGCCGCGACCGGTGTCTCACGCGGCGTCGCGCGCTCGCGCGAGGATATCGAAGCCTATGGCCGGGCGCTCGACGCGACCCGAGCCAAGTACAATCCGATCTACGCCGCGATCTCGACCTATCGCGCCGAACTCGGCGAGCTGCGCCAAGCGCACGCCGCCGGCGCGATCTCGGCCACGGAGTACTCGGCGGCGCTGTCCCGCCTGCGCCAGGCCTCGCTCGCCGAGATCGGCGCGCTGAAAGGTCGCGGTCGAGACTACGAGGCCCTCGAGAAGAGCACCGGGCGCGCGCGGTTCCAGATGGTCCAGCTCGGCTATCAAATCAACGACGTCGGCGTCTCGCTCGCCTCGGGCCAGAACCCGTTCCTGGTGCTCGTCCAGCAGGGCACGCAGATCGCGCAGATCTACGGAAATGGCCAAGGCGGCGCCGGCGCGGCGCTCAAGCAGGTCGGCCAGATGGTCGGGAGCGTGGCCGCGCGCTACCCGCTGGTCACGGCGGCGATCGTCGCCGGCACCGCCGCGATCGCCGGCATGACGCACGAGATCAACGAGACGGCGCGCACCACCGTCACCTTTGGCGATACCGCGCTCGCGGTCTGGCAGCTCGCCGCCGAGGGGATCGCCACCTGGATAAAGCCCGCGATCGACGCCATCGCGCCCTGGTTCGCGGCGGCCTGGGACGCGGTCACCGCCGGGGTCGCGCGGCTCGGTAATACGCTGATCAACGCGATCCGGGTCTCGGTGCTGGCAATCGGCACCGCCGTCGAGGCGATCCCGAAGCTGTTCGAGGCGGCTTGGGAAGGCGCGCGGAGCATCGTGTTCTGGGCGCTCGCCGGCATGATGTCCGGCGTCGAGAGCTTCCTCGGTGGCGTGGCCTCGGGCCTCAACGCGGTCTTCGGCACCGATCTCGCCGCGCCCGAGGGCATAACCAGCGCGCTGGCGGGTCTCAATGCCCGGAGCAGCGACGCCGCCGGGACCAGCGGCGCGGCGCTCGCCGGGGCGCGCGGCGACTGGTCCGGCTTCGGCGCCCGCGCGGCGGAGATCTGGAACGCCGACCCGATGGGGGAGCTCTTCGGCGCGATCTCCGAACGTGCGCAGGCGAACGCCGCGCGCCGCACGGCCGGGGACGCGTCGGGCACCGGTGGTGGTGCCGCCGGTGGCGGTGGCTCCGGCGGTTCGCCAGGGGCGTCCGCCGAGTCCAAGGAAGACGAGGCGCTCGGGCTGCTCGATGCGATCAAGGCGGCGCTCGCCAACGCCGCCGAGGACGCCACGGATCTCGGAACCCAGATCGGCGACGCGCTGGTCGGCGCCTTTCGCTCGGCCGAGGACGCGCTGGGTGATTTCGTGACCACGGGGAAGCTCGACATTGCGAGCCTCGCCACATCGATCCTCGGCGACTTCGCCCGGATCGGTATGCGCGCCTACCTGATGGGGCCGCTCACCAACGCGCTTCAAGGCGCGCTCAGCGGATCCTTCGGCACAGCGCTCCAGTCCGCCTTCGTGCAACACGCGGGCGGGCCAGCTGGGTCCGGCCCCATGCGCCTGGTCAGCGCGGCGGCGTTCGTCACCGCGCCTCGGCTGCACGACGGCATGGGCGCGCTCCGGGCCGATGAATACGCGGCGATCCTGCGACGCGGCGAGCGGGTGCTGAACCCGCGCGAGACCAGCGACTACGAGGCCGGCCGCTTCGGGACCGGCCCGACGGTCATCAACTTCAACGGCGTACGTGACGCGCGGAGTTTCCGCCAGTCGCGCACGCAGATCGCCGCGGATCTTTCGCGCGCGATCGCCATGGGACGAAGGGGCATCTGATGGCATTCCACGAGATTCGGTTTCCGGACAACATCAGCCGGGGTGCGCGCGGCGGGCCGAGGCGGCTCACCGAGATCGTCGAGCTCTCCTCGGGCGACGAGGAGCGCAATTCACCTTGGGCGAATTCGCGCCGGGTCTACGACGTCGCCTACGGCATCCGCGACGCCGACGATCTCGCCCGCGTCGTCGCCTTCTTCGAGGCGCGCGGCGGCCAGCTGCACGGCTTCCGCTTCAAGGACTGGGCCGACTACAAATCCGGCGCGCCGCTGGCGGTGACCGAGCCGACCGACCAGCCGCTTGGGCTCGGGGACGGCGCGATCGCGACCTTCCAGCTCGTCAAATACTACCGCTCCGGCCCACACAGCTGGACGCGGACCATCCAGAAGCCCGTCTCGGGCACGACGCGGATCGCGGTCGAAGGCGTCGAGCAGCTCACCGGCTGGAGCCTCGAGGTCGCGACCGGCATCGTCACCTTCGACGCCGCCCCCGCCCCCGGCGTCGCGATCACCGCCGGCTTCCAGTTCGACGTGCCGGTCCGGTTCGACACCGACCAGCTCGACGTGACGCTCAATATCGAGCGGCTCGGCTCGATCAGCTCCATCCCGCTCATAGAGGTGCGGCGATGAAGACGCTCCCGCCCGGCCTCGCCGCGCATCTTGAGAGCGGCGCGACCACGCTCTGCTGGTGCTGGAAGCTCATCCGGCGCGACGGCGTCTCCCTCGGCTTCACCGACCACGACCGCACGCTCGCCTTCGCCGGCACCGACTTCGAACCCTCCGGCGGCTTCACCGCCTCGGAGATCCGCGCCGGTTCCGATCTCGGCGTCGACGCGCAGGATGCCGAAGGCGTGCTGTCGTCCGACCGCATCACCGAGACCGACATCATCGACGGGTGCTACGACGGGGCCGAGGTCGAGGTCTGGCGCGTCAACTGGCGCGATACGGATGAGCGCGTGCTGATGCGGCGCGGCGTCATCGGCGAGATCCGCCGGGGCCGGACCGCCTTCACCGCCGAGATGCGCTCGCTTTCTCACCTGCTCGACCAGCCGGTCGGCCGCTCGTTCCAGTACGCCTGCGACCGCGCACTCGGCGACGACCGCTGTCGCGTCGACCTCGCGACGCCCGCCTACGCCGGCGCCGGCGCGGTCATCGACACCCTCGGCGATCGCGCCTTCATCACCGGGGGCCTCGGCGCCTTCGCCGAAGGCTGGTTCGCGAACGGCCTCCTCACTTGGACCGCCGGCGCCAACGCCGGCCGCGTAGCCGAGGTGATGCTCCATGCGAAGGATGTCGTCGTCACGCTGACGCTGCTCGAGGCGCCGGTACGCGGGATCGCCGCTGGCGACGCCTTCACCCTCTTCGCCGGCTGCGACAAGACCGCCGCGACCTGCGCTTCGAAGTTCGCCAACATCGCGAACTTCCGCGGCTTTCCGCATATCCCAGGCCAGGACACCGTGCTGCGCTATGCGAAGCCGGGCGCCGCCAATAGCGGTGAGCCGCTATGACACTCGGATCGGTGAATGGGTATGGTGCCATCCCCGCCGATCCCGCACTGGTCGTCGCCGCCGCGCGCTCCTGGCTCGGCACGCCCTATCATGACCAGGCGAGCGTACGCGGGGTCGGCTGCGATTGCCTCGGCCTCGCGCGTGGCGTCTGGCGCGCCGTGGTCGGGCCCGAGCCCGGTAACGTGCCGCCCTATGGCCGAGGCTGGGGCGAGATTGGCGCGCGCGAGGTGCTGGCCGAAGGCGCCCGCGCCCGGATGCTCGAGATCCCGCTGGCCGAGCTCCAGCCAGGTGCTGTGGTGCTGTTCCGGCTGCGCGAGGGCGGCGTCGCCCGGCATGTCGGGATCCTCACCAGCGCGACATCTTTCATCCATGCCTGCGAACGGCTCGGCGTCATCGAGCAGGCTCTGACGCTGGCCTGGCGCCGGCGCCTCGCCTTCGCCTTTCTCTATCCCCAATCCACAGGCTGACCCTATGGCGACACTTCTTCTCGGCGCCGCCGGCACCGCGCTTGGCGGCGCCGTCGGCGGCTCGCTGCTCGGGCTTTCGGCCGCGAGCCTCGGCGGCATGATCGGCTCGACCCTCGGCGGCCTGGTCGATTCCTGGGTGATCGCATCGCTCCAGCCGGGGCAGCGCTACGAGGGCGCGCGCCTCGACGCGACCCGGATCACCTCGGCGACCGAGGGCGCGGTGATCCCGCGCGTCCACGGCACCGCGCGGTTCGGTGGCAACATCGTCTGGGCGACGGATTTCTGCGAGGAGACGCGCGAGGCCACGCAAGGCGGCAAGGGCGGCGGCGGCCGGGTCACGACGACGGAATACGCCTATTCGGCGTCCTTCGCGATCGCCGTATGCGACGGACCAATCACCGGCATCGGCCGGGTCTGGGCCGATGGCGCGCCGCTCGACACCACCGCGTTCACCTGGCGCTGGTATCCGGGCTCCGAGGACCAGGAACCCGATCCGGCGATCGTCGCCGCGATGGGCGCGGACGCCACCCCGGCCTATCGCGGCACCGCCTACGCTGTGTTCGAGGATCTGCCGCTCGGCGAGTTCGGCAACCGGCTGCCGCAGCTCACTTTCGAGGTCTTCGCACCAATCGCCGACCCGGACACCGCCGAGGGCATGGTCCGGGCAGTGACGCTGATCCCGGCCACCGGCGAATTCGCCTATGCCACCCAGCTCGTCCGGTCGGAGAGCGGCGCCGTCAACGCCAACGCCGCCGAGGATCGGGCCGACCTGCTGATCTCGCTCGACCAGCTCGAGGCCTTGGCCCCACAGGTCGAGAGCGTGTCGTTGGTGGTAAGCTGGTTCGGCACCGATCTCCGCGCTGGCCATTGCGCGATCTTGCCGGGGGTCGAGCAATCCACCCGGGACACCGCGCCGGTAAGCTGGGAGGTGAGCGGCCTGTCCCGCGCCGAGGCCTGGCTGATTTCCCGCGTCGACGACAACCCGGTCTATGGCGGCACGCCCTCGGATACCTCGGTGATCCAGACCATCCGCGAGCTGCGGCGCAGGGGTTTCCGCGTCACCTTTTATCCGTTCGTGCTGATGGACGTGCCGGCCGGGAACACGCTGCCGGATCCGTATTCCGACCATGCCGCCGCGATCGGCCAACCTGCCTTTCCCTGGCGCGGCCGGATCACCGGCTCGCCGGCACCAGGCTACGCTGGGTCGGTCGACCAAACGCCGGTGGCCGCGACCCAAGTCGCCGCCTTCTTCGGCGCGGCAACGCCGTCGGACTTCGACGTCATGGGCGAGCGCGTCGCCTGGACCGGCGGCGCCGATGCCGGCTACGCGCGGATGATCCTGCACTATGCGCATCTCTGCGCGGCGGCCGGCGGCGTCGATGCCTTCCTGATTGGCTCCGAACTGCGCGGCATTACCACGCTGCGCTCGGACGACGCGACCTATCCCGCCGTGGCCGCGCTGTCCGCGCTCGCGGCGGATGCCCGCGGCATTTTCGGGCCGGACACCGCGATCAGCTACGCCGCCGACTGGTCGGAGTATTTCGGACACCACCCCGACGACGGCTCGGGCGACGTCCACTTCCATCTCGATCCGCTCTGGGCGGATCCCAACATCACCTTCGTTGGCATCGACAACTACATGCCGCTCTCAGACTGGCGCGACGGTCCCAATCATCTCGACGCCCAGGCCGGCGCGCGCTCGATCTACGACGCCGATTACCTGCGGAGCAATGTCGCCGGCGGCGAGGGTTTCGACTGGTACTATGCCTCGGCCTCGGACCGCGCCGCGCAAATCCGGAAGCCGATCACCGACGGCGCGCACGGCAAGCCTTGGGTGTTTCGCTCCAAGGATCTGGTCGCCTGGTGGTCGAACCCGCATTTCGACCGGCCGGGCGGCGTCGAAGCTGGCGCGCCCACGCCCTGGCTGCCGCGCTCGAAGCCGATCCGCTTCACCGAGCTGGGTTGTCCCGCGATCGACCGGGGCACCAACCAGCCGAACGTCTTCGTCGACCCGAAGTCGTCCGAGAGCTTCGTGCCGTATTTCTCGCGCGGCTGGCGCGACGATGCGATCCAGCGGGCCTATCTGGAGGCGGTGCTTGGGTACTGGGACGATCCGGACCGCAACCCGGTTTCGCCGGTTTACGGCGGCCGCATGCTCGACCTCGGAGAGAGCGCGGTCTGGTCCTGGGACGCGCGCCCGTATCCGCATTTCCCAGTGCTGACCGAGGTCTGGTCCGATGGCGGCAACTGGCGGCTCGGCCATTGGCTGACCGGGCGCCTAGGCGCTGCCTCGCTGCGCGCGCTGGTTCGAAAACTCTGCGTTGAGGCCGGGTTGCCCGACGCGCGACTCGACGTCACCGATCTCAAAGGCGCCGCGCGCGGCTACGTCATCACCGGCATCGAGTCGCCGCGAACCTCGATCGCGATGCTGGCGCGGCATTTCGGATTCGACGCCTGCGAGTCCGAAGGCGTGCTCCGTTTCGTCTCGCGCGGGCAAGCGCCGGCGCTCCGCATCACCCCGGACGAGCTGGTCCGCGCCGGCGAGACCGCCGAGGTGCTCGAGCTGGTGCGCGGCCAGGAGAGCGAGCTCTCGCAAGCCTTGAAGTGGCAGCTCGCCCGCGACGACGAGGAATACGACGCCGTGGTGGTCGAGGCGCGCCGCGCCACCGTCGACTCGGCGCGGATCGCCAGCGAGACGTTTCCGATCGTGGTCTCCCCCGAGGAGGCCGATCGTCGCTGCCGCCGCGCGCTCGCCGAAGCCTGGGCTGGTCGCGAGAGTGCGAGCTTCACCCTGCCCCCCTCGCGCCTTGCGCTCGATCCGACCGATGTCGTGGCGCTAGACCACGACGGCCGCGCCCTCGAGCTGCGGCTCAGCCGGATCACCGACGGCGCCGCCCGACGGATCGAGGCAATCCGCCAGGACCGCGCCGCGTACGATCTGCCGCCGCTCGCAACGCGCGGCGCAAAGCTCACGCGGCCGGTGCTGTTTCCCGCGCCAACGCTGGTCTTCCTCGACCTGCCGGTGCTCACAGAGACGAGCACACCCTACCGTCCGCTGCTCGCGGCGGGTTCCGATCCCTGGCCGGGGCGACTCGCGGTCTATCGGAGCGAGGATCCCAACGAGGGATTCGAGCTGCTGACGACGCTCGGCCGCAGGGCCCGGATCGGCACGCTGGCCTTCGACCTCCATGGCGGCCCGGTGCACCGGTTCGACCGCGCCAACGCGCTGTATCTGGACCTCGGCTGGGGGGAGCTTACCAGCATCACCGACACCGCGCTCTTCGCCGGTGGCAACGCGCTCGCGCTCGAGACCGCGCCCGGCGCCTGGGAGATCGTCCAGGCGGGCACCGTGGATCTGATCGCAGCGGGTCGCTACCGGCTGACCCGGCTGCTGCGCGGCCAGCGCGGCACCGAGGGAGCGATGGCCTCTGTGGTCGCCTCCGGTGCCCGGGTCGTCGTGCTCGACGCGGCGCTGACCGCGCTGCCGATCGCAGCCGAGGCGGTCGGCGCTCCCGCCTTCTGGCGCGTTGGCCCAGTCAGCAAGGGCGTCGGCCATGCCTCCTACGCCCAGGTCGCATTCACGCCGAATGGCGTGGGCGCGGAGCCCTTCGCCGGGGTTCATGTGGCGCAGCCCTGGCGGCGCGGCCGCGCGGTCGGCGACCTCGTCATCGACTGGATCCGGCGGTCGCGCGATCCCGCCGCCGATGTCTGGGGCCGGGGCGAGGTCCCGCTCGGCGAGGAGGCCGAGGCCTACGAGGTCGATATCTTTGACGGCGCCGCCGTGCGGCGGACTCTCTCCGCCACAACGACCCGCGTCACCTACACCGGCGCCGACCAGATCGCGGACTGGGGCGCGCCGCTTGGGCCCGGCGATCGGCTCAATGTCGCCATCTTCGAAATCGCGCCCGTCGCCGGGCGCGGCGCCCCCACTCGAGAAACCCTGATCTTCTGAGAGGCTCCCATGGCAACCTCGACCCATCTTCTCCTGCCCTACCTCGCGGCGTCGCAGGCGCAAAAGCACGTCACCCACAACGAGGCGCTGCGGCTGCTCGACGGGCTGGTCCAGCTCGCGGTCGTCGATCGGGACCGCGTGGCGCCACCGGCCAGTCCGCCGGATGGCGCGCGCTACCTCGTAGCGACCGGAGCGACGGGGTTCTGGGCAGGCTGGGACGGCAGCGTCGCGATGCTGTCCGACGGGACTTGGGTGCGGCTGCTCCCGCGCGCCGGCTGGATCTGCTGGGTCGAGGCCGAGTCGCTGGCGCTGGTCTGGACCGGCTCGGCCTGGACCGACCTCGTGAGCGCGATGGGGTTCATCGCCCAAGGCGCCGAGGTCGAGGTCGCCAAGGGCCCGGCCGGATTCACCACCGGCATGGCGGTGCGCGAGCAGCTAATCTCCGGGCTCTCCGGCGCCTCGGTCGCCTCGTCGATCACCATCCCCAACCGGGCGATCCTGCTCGGCGTCACCACGCGGGTGGCGACCGCGATCGCCGGCGCGACGTCTTTCTCCTGCGGCATCGCCGGCGAGGCGACGAAGTTCGGGAGCCTGCTCGGGATCGCGGCGGGGTCGACCAATGTCGGCGTCATCGGGCCGACCGCGGTCTACGCCGATACGCCCGTGGTGCTGACAGCGGCCGGCGGCGCCTTTGCCGCCGGCGCGGTGCGGATCGCGGCGCACTTTCTGACCTGCGCCGCGCCTTGAGCGCACGCGCGAGCGGCCGGGGCTCGCGCCGCTCTCCTTCCCTGACCTGATCATCCGGCCCGCATCCGGCGGACCTCTCTCCTGGAGTTTCATCATGACATGCCATTGGATCGGTGCCGCGCGGCGCGCGGGGCCGGAGGATTTCGCGCGCGCAGCCGAGGCGCTCGCCTGTCCGGTCGCGGCGATCCGCGCGGTCTGGGACGTCGAATGCTCCGGCGGTCCGTTCCGCGCCGACGGCTCGCTCGAGCGGCGCTTCGAGCCGCACAAGCTCCGCAGGCCGGACGGGACCTGGCGGAGCAGCGCGCTGCTCTCGGCGGGGGCGCGCGAGGCGAAGTTCGCGGCCGCATTCGCGGTGGATCACGATGACGCGCTCCGCGCGACGAGCTGGGGTGGGCCTCAGATCATGGGCTTCAACGCCGGCGCGGCGGGCTACGCCTCCACCTCGGCGATGGTCGAGGCGATGGCTGACGACGAGGGCGCGCAGGTCGGGGCCTTAGTCGCGCTAATCCGGAGCTGGGGGCTGGCGGCGCCGCTTCGGGCGGGGGACTGGCGCGGCTTCGCCGCGCGGTACAACGGCGGCGCCAATGTCGCGGGCTACGCGGCGCGAATCGAGGCTGCGCACCAGCGCCGCTGCGGCGGTCCATCGGCAGTCGTACTGCGCTGGGGCGACAGCGGTCCCGCTGTGCGAAGACTGCAAGAGGCGCTCGCGATAGCCGTGGATGGCTGCTTTGGGTGGGATACGGATAGGGCAGTGCGCGACTTCCAGAAGCGCGCGTGCTTGCAGGTGGATGGCATTGTAGGGCCGCACACCTGGAGCTCCCTTGCTCTCGTGTAACACCTGCGTCAACGTTTTTTCCTTGGAAACGCGCCAAGCCTATGGGCGAGGGTAGGAAGTAAAATTTCGCCGTTGGAATGCTCCGGGAGCCGTTGCAACCCACAAGTGGGCGTCGGGCCAATCCTGCGATCTTCTCCCGAGGCCTCTTGCCCATTGTCATTAGCCCTCGCCGCTGCGCAAGTTGGGCAGCGAAGCGTCAGCCTTGGCAAGAGTCGCCGGCTGGCCAACCTCTCTCTGTCGCCCGATTTGTAGCCATGCGCCGCTAAATTCGCTTGAAACCGCGTACGTCCGCGCCGAAAGTTACCCTCGTCTATTTCAGTAAGAATGACTCGAAGGTCTGCCTGATGATCCTTGTTCGGGAGCTTTCATGCGCGAACGGGGCATTTTCAGCGAGCTTAGAGATTGATGGCGGCCAGTTCGGCCCCGTCACGATCAGCGATCCGTTCGGGGCCGAGGGCGATGAGCGGGAGTCGGTGCTCGAATGGTATTTCGAGGACTGGCTCAAGCTGCCGATGCTCAACAGCAGGAAGGCGGAGACGGCGGCGCGCAGCATCGCCGAATATGGCGATGTGCTGTTCCAACAGTTGTTCGCGGCCACCCGCACCCGATTGGCCTATGAACGTTGGCTAGCGCGCGCCGGGCCGCGCCAGATCGAGATTGCCGGCTCGCCGGCGTTCCAAGCGCTGCGTTGGGAGGCACTGCGCGATCCCGATCGGGGCCGGGCGCTGGCGACCGAGGCATCCCTGTCGCGCGCCTCACGCGAGGCGGGGATCGACCTAGCCGAGTTTGATCGCGAGGCGCCGACGATCCGGGTGCTGGTAGTCACGGCGCGGCCGGGCGGCGCGAAGGAGGTCGGCTATCGCACCATCTCTCGGCCGCTGATCGAAGCGCTCGGCGACGCTGGACTGCGGGTCGAGGTGGACTTGCTTCGCCCTGGCACCTATGCCGCGCTGGACAAGCGCCTGGACGGCAGCAAGGACCGGCCGTATCAAGTAGTGCATTTCGACCTGCACGGCGCGCTGCTGAGTCACTCAGAGGTGGAGGCGGCAATGCGGGGCGAAGGAACTAAGCCAGTCCAGCTCACCATGCGCTATGGGCGCGAGCATCAGATCGCCGCCTTCGAAGGCAAAGTTGGCTTTCTAGTCTTCGAGCCAGACAAGCGCCCTGTGCGCCCGGAGGATCCGCGCCATGATTTCGCCTCGGCGACCGAGGTGGGAAGCCTTCTCGCGAAGCACCGCGTTCCGATCGCGATCCTGAACGCCTGTCAGTCGGGCAAGCAGTCGGGCGGCGAACGCGAGACCAGCCTCGGCGCACGGCTACTGGACGCGGGCGCGCGCAATGTAGTGGCAATGAGCCATTCGATCACGGTGAGCGCGGCGGCCAAATTGATGCCGGTGCTCTATGACGCGCTGCTCAAACCGCTGCCGCTCGGCGAGGCGCTGCGTCGGGCGCGGTTGAAGCTTGCGAACGAAACCGGGCGGCGCGCCCATTTCAACCAGCAGATCCAGCTTCAGGACTGGGTTCTGCCGGTTCTCTATCAGCGCGAGGAGGCCGAGCTCGCGCCCCGGCCGATGCATCCCGACGAGGAGGAGGCCTGGCTCGAGCGCCAAGCGCGCATGCGGGCGGGCGAGCCGCCAACCGCGACCGGATCCTTCCTCGGCCGCGACCTCGACATCCTCGAGATCGAGCGGCGACTCGGCGAGCGCAACCTGCTGCTGATCCACGGTAGTGGAGGCACCGGCAAGACCACGCTACTCAAGCATCTGGCGGCCTGGTGGGAACGCACCGGCTGGATCGAAGGATCGGATTACTTCGGCTATGACGCGCGGGCCTGGACACTCGAGGCGATACTGGCCGAGCTAGCGGGGAGGGTCCTTGACGAGCCCGGCAGGAAGGGTTTCGCGCAACTCTCGGCGTCGGCGCAGGGCCAGAAGATCGTCGAGGCGCTGCGCAGGCATGAGCAGCGTCGACTGCTGATCCTCGACAATCTCGAATCCGTCACCCCCGAGGCCTTCGCGATTCGCAACGAGCTACCTGAGGCGCGGCGGGAGGAGATCGCCGACTTCCTCGCGCGCTTGGCGGGCGGCGCGACCCTGGTGCTTCTCGGGTCGCGCGGGCCGGTGCCCTGGCTCTCGGCCGCGACCCAAGGTGCGGACTACCCGCTGCGCGGGCTCGACGCAGAGGCGGCTTCGGAGCTGGCGGCGCGGATCCTCGCGCGAGCGGGGCTCGCCCCTGACATAAGCTCGAATGCGATGAAGCAGCTGACGCAGCTGCTCTCCGGCCATCCGTTGGCGCTTGAGGTGGTGCTGTCGAACCTAGCCCGGCAGAACGCTGAGGAAGTGTTGGCGGCGCTCTCAGAGAACGCGGCTGATCCCGACTCGGAAGAAACTGAGCACACCGCGAGTATCCTCGCCTGCGTCGAATTCACCCACGCCCATCTCGACCCTGACATCAAGCACCTGCTCGAATGCCTCGCTCCGTTCAAAGCGGCGATATACGCGCCCATGCTCGAGCAATATGCAGGAGAACTGGCGAAGCAGCCGGAACTGTCTAGCCTCTCGACAGAGGGGTGGAAGAAAATTCTAAATGAAGACCGCCTCATGGAGAGATATGCTCTCAATAGTTTAACGTCTTCTAAAAATATAGGATATTCAAAATTAAGTAAATCAGCCATTTGGTTCATAAATGCAAAATACGATAGCTTGCCTCATGAACAAAGAGCGTCCATCAAGCGAGCGTTCTTGTGCTCCATGGAGTGTTCTTGCAGGGATATCTTAAAACTTATTGAATCAGGTCACGAGATAGACAGGCATCTCGCAAGAATTAGGCTGCTGACGGAGTTCGACACAATACGTTATTCTGTATGTGAATGCATTCGAGATGGCCGCGAGATGCATCATATATTCGACTGTGCAATTTACCACATTTCACAGGATCCATTAATTATAAATGAATTTGTAAACTTCGTATATGGGAACATTCAAAATGTAAACATAATTGAAAGCAATATATCTTTCAGAATCTCTATAATTCATGTTTTAGACTATTTAGCATCCTATTTCTACATTACAAATGAGTTGGATACTCTACAGAGAGTATGCGACATCATGGTTCGAGTTGTAGAATCCATTGACATTTTCCCGAAATACATAGCAGACGGCATCGTTCTATCGATTAGAGAGAACTTTAGCACCGGAGCAAATCGAACAAGTCGCCCACAGATACGCCGTGGTTACGCAAATTCTCGCGATCAGAATCCAGATCACGACGTGGATTTGTCATCGTATGAACTTAATTCCATAATTAGGGCCTTGGAGGATAAAAAGTGATCCTGATCCGGGAGGTTTCATGCGTGGACGGGCTTTTTTCCCGCGAGCGTAGAGATTGATGGGGGCCAGTTCGGTGCCGTAAGGGTCAACGATCTGTTCGGCCGAGGGCGGTGGAAGCGAAGCGGTGCTCGAATGGTACTAGCTGAAGCTGCCGATGCTCGGCGACACAAAGGCGGCGAAACGGAGGGAGAGTCGGACATGTCGGACCTGGTCATTGTATCGATCGCCGAGGGATTGGGCGATGCGGATACGCTCTGCGCGAAATGGAATGCGGATCCAGAACTTTTCCGGCGGGGCAACGCGATGGCCCCAGGCGCGGGACAGAGCTTCCCGATCGATCCAGTCTCAATTGGGACCGCGATCGTCATCGGTGTTGCCAGCGGTGTCGGTAAGGACCTTATCATCGCCGGGCTCAAGAAGCTGTTCGGCGGGGGGCCGAAGCCGCAGGCTCCCTTCAACATCGTCGTTGAGGACGGGCATGGCGGCCAACTGAAGCTGAGAGTGGAGCGTCCTTGAGATTTCGTTGATTTGAGGATCTGGGTTGATGATCGCGGTACGGGAGCTTGCCTGCGTAGGCGGAGTGTTTTCAGCTAGCCTGGAGATCGGAGGAGTCCAGTTCGGTCCGGTCGAGATCCGCGATCCGTTTGGAGCGGAGAACGACGGCCGGGAGGCGGCGCTCGAATGGTATTTCGAGGACTGGCTGAAGCTGCCGATGCTGGGCGGGGCGAAAGCGGCCTCGGCGGAGCGCGGCATCGTGGATTATGGCGATGCGCTGTTCCAGCAGTTGTTCGCGGCTACCTCCGCCCGATTGGCCTATGAGCGGTGGCGGAGCGGGCCGGGTCCGCGCCGGGTTGAGATCGCGGGCTCGCCGGCGTTTCAGGCGCTTCACTGGGAGACGCTGCGCGACCCTGATCGGGGCCCGCTGGCGACCGAGGCCTCGCTGTCGCGCGCCTCGCGCAAGGCAGGGATCGACCTCGCCGAGTTCGACCGCGCGGCGCCGACGATCCGGGTGCTGGTGGTCACGGCACGGCCGGGCGGGGCGAAGGATGTCGGCTATCGCACGATCTCGCGGCCGTTGATCGAGGCGCTCGGCGACGCCGGGCTATCAGTCGAGATCGACCTGCTACGCCCCGGCACCTATCCCGCGCTCGCCAAACGGCTGGAGGATCGCAAGGACCGGCCCTACCACGTGGTGCATTTCGACCTGCACGGCGCGCTACTGAGCCATGCCGAGGTAGAGGCGGCGATCCGCGGCGAAGGCACGCCGCTGGACCAGCTCAGCATGCGCTACGGGCGCGAGCAGCAGATCGCCGCCTTCGACGGCAAGGACGGCTTTTTGGTCTTCGAGCCGGAGAAGCGCCCGCTGCGCCCGGAGGATCCGCGCCATGACCTCGCCTCGGCGGAGGAGGTTGCGGCGCTGCTCGCAAAGTACCGCGTTCCGATCGCGATCCTGAATGCCTGCCAGTCGGGCAAGCAGACCGGGGGCGAGCGCGAGACCAGCCTTGGAGCGCGGTTGCTGGACGCGGGCGCGCGCAACGTGGTGGCGATGAGCTATTCGATCACGGTGAGCGCGGCGGCCAGGATGATGCCGGTGCTCTATCGCGCACTGCTCGAGCCGACGCCGCTCGGCGAGGCGCTGCGCCGAGCGCGGCTGGAGCTGGCCAATGAGACCGGGCGGCGCGCCTATTTCAATCAGCAGATCCAGCTCAAGGACTGGATCCTGCCGGTGCTCTACCAGCGCGAGGACTCGAAGCTCGAGCCCCGGCGGATGTATCCCGAGGAGGAGGAGATCTGGCTTGAGCGCCAGGCGCGCCTGGGGGCGGCCGAGCCGCGCACCGCGACGGGAGGCTTCCTCGGCCGCGACCTCGACATTCTCGAGATCGAGCGGCGGCTTCAGGAACGCGAGCTGCTGCTGATCCACGGTGGCGGCGGTACCGGCAAGACCGCGCTACTCAAGCATCTAGCAGCATGGTGGGAACGCACCGGCTGGATCGAGGGCGCGGACTACTTCGGCTACGACGCGCAGGCCTGGACACTTGAGGCGATCCTAGCCGAGCTGGCGGATCAGGTGCTGCCGCCGCAGGAGGCGAAGCGTTTCGCTATCCTTTCGGCACTGGCGCAAGGTGAGAAGATCGCTCAGGCGCTGCGCCGGCGGCGTCGACTGCTGATTCTCGACAATCTTGAGTCGGTGACCGCCGAGGCCTTCGCGATCCGTAATCAGCTCTCAGAACCGCGGCGGGCGGAGATTGCGACCTTCCTCGCACGTCTCGTCGGCGGGGCGAGCCTGGTGCTGCTCGGTTCACGCGGGCCAGTGCCCTGGCTCGCGTCCGCGATCGAGGGGCGGTCCTACCCGCTACGCGGGCTCGACGCAGAGGCGGCTTCGGATCTGACAGAACGAATTCTCGCGCGCGCGGGGCTCGCGGCCAATATAGGCTCGGATGCGATGAGGCGGCTGACGCGGTTGCTCGCCGGCCATCCGCTGGCGCTTGAGGTAGTGCTGCCGAACCTCGCGCAGCAAAGCCCGGAAGATGTACTGGCGGCGCTCTCGGAAGGCGCGGCTGATCTCGACGCCGCGGGCACCGAGCGCACCGAGAGCATCCTCGCCTGCGTCGAGTATTCCCACGCCAATCTCGACCCCGGCACCCGGCGCCTGCTAGAGTGCCTCGCCCCCTTCAAGGCCGCAGTTCGAGGGCCGTTCTTCGACCGCTACGTCGAGGAACTGGCGAATGAGCCGCTGCTGGCCGACCTGCCCACCGATGCCTGGGGGGAGGCTTTTTCTGCGGCGGCGACGTGGGGGCTCGTCCAGCCGCATCCGGATCCCGGCGCGGCGGCGGCGGACTATCTCGCGCCACAACCGATCCTGCCCTGGTTCCTCGAGCGCCGCCTCACCGCTACCGAGCGCGCCGAGATCCGCGAAGCAATCCATCGCGCATTTCGGCGTTATATGTGGGGCTTCGGAGACCACATCATCCGTCTCATGAACGAAGCCAACGCCGATCAACGCAGGCTCGGCCGCCTACTCACCGCGATCGAACTCGAGACCTTCTCCACCGCCCTCGACCAGGCACTCGTATTACATGAGAGAATCCTAAATTTCGTTGCGCCGATACTGCAGCACTATACGGAAACGCGACAAAATGCGGCTGGAGAGCGCCTCGTGCGCAAGGTCATCGCGGCGCTCGAAACCTATCCGCCCGAGACACTCGACGACGAACGGCGTCTCGAGATGGTCGGCCTAATCGGTGACGCCAGCCAACGACTAATGCTGCTCAACCAACTCGATGCGGCACAGAAGAGTTCTGAGGCAGCGCTCCGATTCCTAGCCCCCGTTTCTGATCAATCTGCAAAAGACGTGTTCTCTGCACAAAATTTCTTCCTTCTCGGAAGAATCGCGTCAGAGCGGCGCCAATTCACAAGCGCAGAGGAAAGTTATAGAAAAGCGCTTCAGATTTTTACTCTCCGGAAACTCATCCATCTTGAAG